GCGACGAATGCGCAAGGTTTGGCGTCGGCGAGAACGAGACCGCGTGGCCCAAAGAACCAAGGGCTATCGCTCTCTCGCACGATGCCGGTGACGCGAACCTCGCCGACGATTCCACCGCGCAGCAGATCGGCAGGGTGTGGACACGCGACACCTAGACCCTCCATGAATTCGACGGCTTCCTCGTATTCGGCTCTAGTCATCCCGCGCGACGCGAGGATGGCGATGCGACCCGGCTTCATTCCGCCAAGCGAGACAGAGTGAGAATTGCGGTTTTCGATGTCCTTGCCGCCATGGATGATCGCCCACGCCCAGGGCTGCCGTACAGCAAGGGCGATGCTGGGAAGTGTCAGCGCGTCGGCCTCGCTGGTCATGCCGTGCCCGACCTCTCATGCTCCGGCGCCGTCTCCGGGCCACCCCAAGTCGGTCGGACGCCGCTGGTTTCTTCAATCAGATCGGCGACCAGGTCGCGCATCATGTCCATGAACGCCTGTTTGCGTTCGGGATGCAGCGAAGACACTGCGGCAAGCCGTATCGATCCGAGAAAGATCGCGCCGTCCATCGTATCGGGCATGGCATAGTAGGCGTTCCAGTTGTCGCCTTCCGCCCGCATCGCAAGGCGGCCGATCTTCGTATTTCGATCAGGCATTGGCATCTCCATTCGGGTCGGGCGTGAGCTGATCGTCGACAGCGGTGGAGCTGGGACCTGGACCCACAACGGTGCCATCGATCAGTGACGCACCTGCTCGTGGCGCGACTGGTCGCAATTCTCCGACCCGCGCCAGCAATTGCGTCAGCGCACTCCTATGCGTCGGATGGCTGAAGTCCGATCGCACGACGGCCTGCACACCGGCCGGCGCTGGCAGTTCCACCGCTGCAAACCAGCCAGTATCCTGGCGCGAGAGCCGTGGCTTGCCCACCTTCGCGAGCTCGTCGAGCATTTCGCCTGTGTTCATGATCCGAACTCCGGAAATTCATCGTGCGTGCGGCCATCCAACTTCCGGCCAGCGGCCTTCTTGCCGGCGCGCACCATGTAGGCGGCACGGGATTGGTCGAAGGCGCAATCGTGTTCGGCGACATCGGGGTCGAAGCCGATCAGCTGCGCGCCGGGCTCGCTGGGATCGACTTCGGTCCAGCCGCCCCATTGCTTGAAAAAGAACGGCAGGCCGTAGTGCGCGCAGTCGTCGCGAAGCCGCCGGACCCAATCGGGATGCACCGGCCGTGCATCGGGACCGCTCTCGCCGCCGCAAATAATCCATGGCTTCTTCGGCATGCGGCCTACGTCGTGCGGCAGGCCGATCCGTTCGAGCATGGGCTCGACCGAGATGAATATCTGCCACCCGGTTTCGGCGAGCGGCCGCACAGCCGACCAGCGTTCCGACATGCGGCGCTGATCCTCAGCGCTGAAACCGAGCCAGAGACGCGGATTCGGCCATGCCGAGCAGTCGGGCTGGCCGGGCCATGGGTCGCGCAACCCGAACTTCCGCTCCAGGCTGTCGTAGCTGTCGCGCAGGATCGTCGGCACCATCGACCCGTCGCCCTCCGCGCAATTCAGCACCGCGCGCTGGTGCGAGAAATTCTTGACGTAATCGACCATCACGTCGGCGCGCTTGGTCAGCAATTGGACGATGTGAGGGGAACGCAGACCCGCGATCATCACCCGGTCGATATCCGCGATCGGACGGCGTCTATGGAACATGTCCGACATATCGCCGACGAAGATCATCGAGGGTTTGCCGGTGCCGAGCTTCGGCTCCTTTGCGCCGCGCCAGCCCATCGGCCATCCCCAGACGGGATGGTTGTCAGCGGCGACTGTCAGGATACCGTTCCAGACCGGGTTGCCCTTCACCATCCTGGTCGTGCCGCTGTAGAGTGGGTGCCCGCGCAGCCGCGGCGATGCCGCGAGGCGCATCGCATAACAGTTGGTGCAGCCAGGCGTATAGATGTCGCATCCGCCGACCGGGTTCCAGGTGGCGTCGGTCCACTCGATAGGGGTTGGGTAGCCCATCAGAGCAACCTTTCTTGCTGAGCGGCGGTGCCATGGCGCTGGCGCAGCGCGCCCGTCGTATGGGACCAAGTCGGATGTCCGGTTTGCTTGTTGTGCTTGCCGGCGAGCATATGTGCGTTCGATCCCTGCCAGCGAGCCGGGCAGCGGTCGCAGCCTCCTTTCGTGATCGAGACGCGCTTGCGGGCCTTCATTCTGATTCCCCGATCTGCGGCATCTTCGATTGTGCATGTAGCGCAACGATCAGCGTCTCAGTCGTGATCGCCGCGGCGCCGTCGACATGGTCGCAGAGATAGTTGCGCAGCAGGTTCGCCGGCATCGACATGATATGTTCTTTGAGGGCGGCCTCGCGTGCGGCCTGGCGCTCGCTGGTCATGTCCGCCGCTCCGGCTGCTGCAATCCCAGGCTGTTGATCAGATTGGCGCTGTCGGCCCAGCGCGCGTGGCCCAGCCATGCGGCCGTGAACTTCCGCAGCCGCTCCGTTTCGCCGCGCGCGCGATAGGCCTTGAGCTTGTGCCTTGCCCGCGTGACGCTCGATTTGCGCAGCAGCTTGTGGGTGGTCCAGATGCGATAGCCGAGGAAGTTCACTCCGCGCGCGATGCTGGCGATGCTCCATTTCGAGAAGGCGAGGCCGAGCCGGTCGCGCGCGTAGGTTTCGATTGATTGCTTAAGGCTTCGCAGATGATCGTGATCGGCGCCGAGCACAACGATATCGTCCATGTAGCGATACCAGGTGTCCTCGCCGAGCGTCTGTTGCAGGTGACGGTCGAGCGTCGCACCGAGATACAGGTTGGCGAAGATTTGCGACGTCAGGCTGCCGATCGGCAAGCCGACGCCCGCCCGAGGGACCATCGCCTCGATCAGCCGCTGCGTCGCGCGGCAGGAAATCTTCGCTTCGATCAGCCGCCATAGGATCGCGTGATCGATCGACGCGAAATAGCCGCGAAAATCGGTCTTGAGAAAATAGAGCGCTGCGCCGTCCCGCGTCAGATGGCGCAACTCGCTTTGCAATTGCACGACGCCGACATGAACGCCCTTGCCGGGACGGCACGCGAAGGCGCGGGGCAGGAGCGCGGCGTCAAAGATCGGCCCGATGACGAGACACAGCGCCTGCTGAGCGACGCGATCGCGGAACGGGAGTGCCGAGATCAGCCGCTTCTTGGGATCGAACACGTGGAATTCACTCGGCGCGCCGGCGACATAGCTCCCTTCGGCCATGTCCCGAGCGAGCTCGGCGAGGTTGAGCGGTGCGTATTCCTTGAATTCCAGATAGCCGGAGGTCTGCCGCTTGCCGGCGCAGGTCAGGCGATAGGCGTCGGCCATGTTCGCCGGCGAGACGATCTTGCCGATCAGATTACGAAACCGTCTGGTCACGTCATCGCCTCCCTCACAAGAAAAGTTCGGTGTCGGCAGGAAGCGCCAGTAGCACTTCTGCCAGGCGTCCCGGTTTGATCGCGCCGGCATCGTCAAAACAGTCCGGCTTTAACTTCCGCATGAGCGCCTGTTGCGCAGCTTTTCCCATGGCGTAGTGACAGTCGGCAGCGGTCCGCACCTCTATCTCGCGACCCTTGGCGTCGAATGGTTGGCCACAGCCGACCGGGGGCTCGTCGCCAACCCACAGCGCATATATCCCGGGGTCTCCACACAGCGGACAGGCCGGGGGGAATTTCCCGTTGAGAGTCTTGCCGTCTGCCATTTGCGATGCCCCTATAAGAAAGCCGGCCGCGGGTCTCGACGGGTTGCCCCGCTACGCCCCGCTCTGCCGGACCGTGGAGTGTGTTCGCCGAAGCAGGACAGATGGGCTGACCACCGAACCCGCTGATGCGCGGCCGTGGAAGACCGGCGGGACCGTGATCGCCGCCGCGTCGAATTCCGGTCGTCACTGCGCCCGCGCGCGCCGATGTTGTCGTTCGAGTTGTCCGGCCAGTTGTCGAGGTTCGCGTAGCGCGAGCCCGCGTTCTCGTCGTTGAGCCAGGAGCCACCGAAGATCGAAGGACGCGGCATGCTTACCCCTTCTGCCCTCTGAGCTTCTTTTGCCATGCGCCGAGCATGCGTCCCGGTTCCGAGAGCAGGCTCAAGACGTGAGCATGGCTCTTGGGCGTGAGGACACGTATCTCGTGACTGGCGAGGAAGCGCAGATAGGAACGCAGCGTCGCGAAGCGCGCATCGACCTGGTAGAGCCGTGAGAGCTGCCGCGACTTTGCCGCGTGATACAAATCGCCGACCGTAGCGAACAACTCCGCAAGCACGGCGTCCCGCAGGACGCCGTGATGCTTCGGGCTTCGCTGAACGATCGGGTACAGATATTTCACAAACGTCTCATACTTCTCGACGATCGCCAGGGCGTCGGTGCTGCTGTTTTCATCCCTGGTGATCATCGCGCGAAAACCTCTTGCCGCCGCTGTCGCGGCTTCTATCCAAGCTGCAGGTGGTCACTGCGCCCGCGCGCGCCGAGGTAGACGCTCGAGTTGCCCGGCCAGAGGTCGAGGTTCGCGTCGCGCGAGCCCGCGAGCCCGCCGCTGAACCAGGAGCCACCGAAGACCGAAGGACGCGGCACATCAGGATGGCCGTCCGTACCCCAGATCCACATATTGCCGGTCGCCTGCATCAAGCCCTGCTGGCTCGTCCGTTGCGCATCGAGGCCCGTTGTTTTCGGGTCGCTCCCGGCCGCCGTTTTCTCGGTGACGCCGAACGCCGCGGCGAAGAACTCTTCGGCGCCGAGGAGTTGCTTGCCGTGATGGCTCATCACCGCGCATGCCGCGGCGTAATCGAACCGCGAGAAATAACCACCGGCGGGATTTTGCGGCAGGTCGGCACCGTCCGCGATTGGCGCTCCATGTCGGCTCGTGCCGTTCTCGAGGTGGTCTTTGCCGAGCAGGTAGATGTCGCACCAGACGCGGCCCTTGCCGGGTACGTCCACCAGCGTCATGCCGCGCGGGTCATCGCATGCCGGCCGAAAATTCCGGTCCCAAGCGGAGTAGGGATTGATCGACGGCGTACTGTCGCCGCCAGTGGTGCCCACGGCATTGCCGCCAGGGGCAAAATGAAAGCCTCCGATGGCGTTCGCTGGAATGCTGGCCGTCGCCATCGGTTGTGCCACCGGCTTGCCGCGCGCGATGGTCACGACATAGTCGCAGCCCGCCACATAACCTCCGGCAGGCGCCGTGATGGCCGTGTCTTTCTTGAAGGCTAACCCGCGAAACGTGATGCCCGCCCGCACCGTCGCGCTGAGCCCGGCGACCTTGATCGCGGGGCTCGTTTTGTCGCGCTTGACGAGCGTCGGCTTCGGCGCGCCGGGCTTCTTCTTCGTGATCCGCTTTTTCATGGTCATGGGTTCCCTGTTGAAAGTTTTGCGAAGCCGCTGTCGCGGCTTCTATCCAAGCTGCAGGTGGTCACTGCGCCCGCGCGCGCCGAGGCTGCCCGAGTAGCCCGGCCAGTCGCCGAGGTACGCGCAGCGCGAGCCCGCGTTCCCGTCGAGCCAGGCACCGCCGAAGATCGAAGGACGCGGCAGATCGGGGTCGGCGTCGTGGCCCCAGACCCACAGATTGCCTGTCGCCTGCATCAGGCCGAAGCGGCTGGTGCGCGGCGTGTCGAGGCCTGTCGTGACGGGATCGTGGCGCGCGGAGGTCTTCTCGGTCACGCCGAACGCCGCGGCGAAGAACTCGTCGACGCCGAGCAGTCCCTTGCCATGCGAGGCCATCACGGCCTTGGCGGTCTCGTAGTCGAAGCGCCTCGCCGGCCGCCCATCGGCATCGCGCGGCGGGTCGTTGCCGTCGGTGATGGTCACGCCGAACTTGCTCGTGCCGTTGGTCAGATGATCTGCGCCGGTCAGGTAAATGTCGCACCAGAAGCGGCCATTGGGCGTCTCGACCAGCGTCATGCCGCGCGGGTCGGGGCATGCGGGGCGGAACGCGATGTCCCAGAGCGAG